GATGATTTAGTTGCGTTATATCTAAGTATAACATTATCTTCTACTTGTTGTGGTTGTAACAACCCTGTTGTAGGATTAATCGCAGCACGATACTCAGGATTTTGTACATCAGAAAATGAACGGTCTTTAAAGTTATCTACGAAAAACCCTGACTTACTACGAGGTCTGCCATCTGCGTCTAACACAAGTAATGAAGATGTGTCAAGTTCTAATAGAGATAATGAAGTCACCTCTTCAAGTTTATCAACACGCTTTTCTAATCTACCTATATCTCTCATCGTAAATCGTTTTGCTTCGATAGGTCTTACAACAACATCTTTAGCAGTTAATCCGTATGGATTATGCTCTACTTCAAATAAACCTAGTGTACCTTCAGGGGCAGAAGGAATAGGGGAGTTAAATCCAGGAGTTCCTTGTATAGTCTCAACAACACCTTGTGTGTTTATAAAAATTTTATCTGACCTACGCAGGTAATATTTCGCAGTAAAGTTTACGGTATCTCCATTCTGAGGAATTTCGTTTACACCGCCACTTGCTCCACCTGTAAAGGCACTCGCTCCAGCAGAAGCATTTACTGAAGAACGGAAGTCAATAACATCACGTAAATTTAATATTGTTCTGTCGTCTACTTTATAATCTGGAATATCTTCATACGAGATGAAGTCTTCATTATATGAATTAACTGAAAAGAAGTCTCCCGCGCCATGTATAAAGTGCTTAAATTTTACATAGACATCTGTTCCTGGGTCACTTGCTCCACCATTAAGGACAAGTCTTCCTTTATCATAGTGACTTACTCTTTGACCATTGTCAATAGAGAAAAGACTTGATACATCTTCACCGCTTGAATTTGTTTTTTTAATTTCGCTTACAGAGTGTATATCAGTCTTTAATAAATCGACATACTTAACTCCAGTTTCTGCGTCTGTAAGAACATCGCCAGTCACTTCTATGTCCACGCTTAAAGTTTTACTTCTAGTTCTAACGGAAGTTTTATTTACTTTTGCGTATACTATTAAATCTTGGTTATTGACGCCAAGGTTTGTAAAGGTAAGCGTTGTACTACCCGCACCATCAGGAGTAAAACCTGTAACCACTGCTCCGTTAAGACGCGTAACAATTATTTCTGAAAGGTCTGTATAGGATTCTCCTGTAACACTTCCTGAATTAAGTTGCCCTGCTATACTCATATTACCCGAACCATCTGATGTTCCTGTTACTATTCTCTGTACTTTAAACGAAGGTAAAGATATTGAAGATGGTCTTGTATGGTCTAAAGGGAATACGAGAGTTGTTTTGTTTGACTCTTTTATTACTGCTTTAGCAGGACTAGTACCTTCAGTTACAATATCTGCATAATTTGTTGTATTTGTACCAAGAGATTTTACATTACGCAACTGTTCTCCTGAGTCCATTTTAATATCAAATAGATATACTTTAAAATTAGTTCCGTCTTTTTCTACATATCTAACTTTTGCAGTACCTAGTTTACTACCACCATGTGTTACAGCACTTTGTAGATTTACTGTTTGTAATGTATTAGTGTCAAGTCTACCTTTTAAAACATTACATATAAAGTATTGTCCATACCCTATACCTGTATCTTCGAGTTCTGCTGCTGACTTATTTCTTGATTTAGGGACTTCTAATACTGTCGCAAATTCGTTCTCAGCACGATATCCGTTTACATACGCAAGTCCTGGAGATACAGTAATAACAGACTTAGTTCCATCATTAGTCTGAGATAAGTCTGTCGTAAATCTTTTTGCTATGTAGTTGCCTGACTCTTCTTTTGTTCTTGTAGCAAGCAAGTCGTTTATCTTACTATAATTATCTGTACCTCTTACTTGATCAACTATTCTACCATCTAACACACGACAATAATACATAAAGTTTGTTGGTGTTCCACCTGCAATTAAAATATCAACAAGTGACTGTGTAGAAAGTTCCATTCTAATACGATATCTATCCGCTCCCGGAGCAGTTGTGTTTGGAACACTACCTTGGTTATCAAACAGAGAAGTATCGTCTGCGGTAGTAACAATATCTTCTATTACTTTAAAACCAACTGTTGCTGTAGGACTCTTAGAATATTTAGAAATAATAAGTCCTTGAGCGCTTGCTCTGACGAAGTGACCTCTTACAAAAAAGTCTCCTGCGTCGTTATGTATCTTACAACCAAACCCAACAGCAGGGTTTACTGCATCATTAGTTTGTTGGACTGAAACAGAACCTAAACTTTCACCAGCATTAAATGTTACTGCGCTTGCTCCAGTATTTCCTCCTGAAGTATCTGTATACTGAACATAGATTGTTGCAGGGTCTGTAGCGGTAGGAGCAACATATTCTAGTACCCTTGCTTTAACTGTTGAGTCAGCACCCGTAAGTTCTGTTCCTACTAGTCCTGGACCATCAGTTGGAGTACTTGCTAATTTTACGAAGGGATAAGAATTATTTATTGATGGTCCACCAGGATTTACTGCAGCGCCATCTGTAAATATATTTCTACCAAACCTTTCAATCTCTTCTTGAATGATTGTTTGCATCTGAGTAAGTTCACGTGCCTGTAACGCGCGACCACTCTTGAAAAGGATTCGGTGAAAATTATCACTACTGTCAAAGTCGTCCTTATATGTTGACGAAAAGACATTTGATGTAAATGTGTTTGGCATTATTCTTTTATCCTAAATTTGTATTACTATTTTAATGTCTTCAGTTTGGTCTGCTGTACGAGTTACCGCTGCCCTATTATCTATATATAGCACATCTCCAGTGTTAGATGACAACTCCCCTGCTGTTAAACCTGAACTTGCTACTGTTGCTGTGCCCTCTCCATCATCTTCCTCAATAGTGTCACCATCTGAAAATGTTCCATATCCAGTTTCATCAGTTTGATGGTAGAATAGTGTAGCACCTTCAACTTTATCTACAATACCTTTAAATCCTCCTGAACCAGTACTTGATATAGTTTTATCTACAGTGAATGTATCACTTGCTGCAGGTGTACCTGTAAAAGTTATTTTTCTTAATGCTATACCTGTGGTTGCAGTAAAGGCAGAACCTCCTACAGACTGTAAAGGGTTTTTAATTAATCCAACTTGACGGAAATCATTTCCTATAATAAAATCTCCACTACCTTCTGCGCCTGAAGGTTTTACGTTAAACATAATACCACTAGAACGTAAGTCATCGCGAGGGTCTTTACCTAATCCGTTTTTTGGTCCAAATATGGGTCTAATGACTGCTTCAGTCGTTGGTGTGCCACCTGATATACCTACCGTAGCATTAGTATACCCTAAACCTACTGGAAAAGCAGGTCTAACAGCAGTTCCGTCACCGTCACTATCGTCAATTTCTACTAATGTCATAACTCCTGCAGTAAATGTAGGGATTGCATGCGCTCCTCTACCATCACCATTAACCGTTAAAGTTACTGTCCCGTTATATCCTGCTCCCCCAGATACAACTTCATATCCTACAATTTGACCTGCGATTGCAGCGTTTTGTATTGCGAGTTGTTCTGTGTCTGTTGCTTGAGGACTACCTGATAGTGTTCCTTGTAATTTTACGGGCAAGAAATTTGCTGCCATATATTTACTTGCGTCTAATGCAGATATTGTATATAAAAACTTCCAAGCATAATCATCCGGAGTTTTAAAAGTAAGTCCACTGCTGTTAGTGGGTTCATTAACAGATGGTTGGGCATCACCAGCATTATTTTTTGCTTGTTGAATACAAATAAAGACTTGATTATTAGAGTTTATTACATAATATGGTTGTTGAGGATATCCTACTTGCTTATCATTATATGCTGAATAGATAGTATTAGATGTCCAATTAAAACGAGGTACAACGAATGAGGTATCCGCAACCTTCATAACAGACTGTAACGAATTTCTGAAATATCTTTCTTCGTAGTCTGTGTTAAAGGGGTTAGGGGCAGTGTCTGTTGCATTCCAATCTTCAGAACGACCTATACCAACATAATAGTGATTCGCTGCGCTATCAAAATTATCCAATATTAATTGAATACTTTCTTTCTTAAATTTGTTTGTTATTATTGCCATTTTAAGTTACTGTCCCAAGATATGTTGATATTAATGCCCACTCAGTTCCATCCCATAATAAAATCGCGCTAGAATGTTCTACTAATAATAGGTTACTTCCTAACTGAAAATTAGTTATAGGTATTGTTACGGTTCCTGAATTTTTGTTATTGAATACTTTTGTCTGACCCACTACTGTTCCGTCCGTAAGAGCATTAGTACTAAAAGCAGAATTTTTACTAAACAACGTTGTTGTCTTAGTGAGTAATATATCTCCGTTATCAGTAAGTGTTTGTGACGCAAAAGATACACCCGTATCTATATTTACGAGTCCTGTACCTTTGCCTGAAATACTAAGTCCAATATTATTATCTGTTCCTGTTGCTTCTAAAGTAGGTCTATTTAAAAGAACATTTGCGTTAGTTGCTTTGTTAGTAAGTTTTATATGATTTACTGCGTTTGCTGTTGCTGAAATTTCTACAACAGTTTTACCGTTAGTGTCGTTTATACCTGTTGTAATATTAGGAGAGGTTATTGCAGGAGTAGTGAGTGTCTTGTTAGTGAGTGTCTGTGTATGAGAATTAAATGTAAACTCATCATCACCTGTCAATAAAGGTAGTGTCACATTTCTATCTGCTAAGAGTTCTGATACTGCAACGACATACTGGTGGTTTGCACTTGTATCATTTATTTGTGGTGTTGTTAATACAGGACTTGTAAGAGTTTTATTTACAAGAGTGTTTGTTGAAGTATCCAATACAACATTACCTGTAAGGTTTGGAATAGTAATCGTTCTATCCGCAGTGGGTTCTGTTACTACAAGAGTTGTTTCATAATCGTCTGGTTGACTACCTTCAAATATAATACCCTTAGTTGTTGCGTCGAGCGTGATACCTGATGCAAGAGAAGTTCCCCCTAGTATTGCATAGATTTCAGTAAAGTTTTCGTTAATCTTTTGTGCACCTGCGCGAAGTGTATCGCCGCCACCGTCGTTTGCTGAACTTCCTTTATTTAATGCTTGATATGCCATTTATAATATTCCTAATTCTTTATTCTATTTATAATAGTTATTGACTCATATTTTCAATTAATTGTGTTTACCTTGGTCTAATGTTTCGAACGCAAAGTCATTTGAGAAGTCAACACTAGTATCATCAAAGGTTGGTGATGTCGCAAGTTGTGCTTCCCTTAAACTATCATACTGATTACTTATCTGTCCAATAGTAATACCATTTGCTCCATTAAATATCATACTCACAATCTCTGGTCTTATTCTACTTGTACTTGTTGTTCCATCTTCTGCAGTATCTGTTACAATAGAAGTATGGTCTATAAATGCAGAGGTAGCGAATGACGCATCACTATGAACCGCAAATGGTGGGGGTGGTTCGAGAGTAACTGTCGGAGCAAGTATTGTATCCTGAACATCACTTACGATTTGTATTTCTGAACCTAAGAATGTTCCTGCGGGATGAACAAAAAGTTTGTAAGCATCTCTCCATGTATTTGCTCCTATACCAATCTTAATTAATATAGCATGCTTCTGATATAACTTATCGTCAGTAATAAACTTCTGACTTTCTACTCCTATATGGTCTCCGACATTAAACACTTGTTCCTTAGTGTATATAATATCTGGGTCTTCTCCGAAGAAAGTTCTAAAGAACTGTTGTATAGAATACTTTGTACCCTTTGACCTAAACAATACATTAGAGTATTTTGATGCAGCACGTTTATCTTGAAACCCTTCAAAGAAAGATTGACCCAACAACAACTCGTCTTCAATAAACGAAAGTAAGGATAGGTCGGTCTGTGTTATATCTCTATTAAGAAATAATTCATCAACTAGTCTAGATGGGGACTCTGCTGAGTTTTCAAACTCATAGTATTGATCAAGTAAAGTTATTAACTTAGGATACTCTGTACGAAAAAACTCTGGAAGAATTTCCTTGACCTCATAACGAGGGAAAGATAGTTCTCTTCGATTATAATCTTTGAGAGTGATATCCTTATTGTTAGACATTAGTTGAGAACCCCTTCAGCAACATCTACGATTGAAGTAAACGATTTATCACCATCGAGTACTATAACATCATTTCTAAGGGGAGAGATTGCGCTCTGGTTAGCAGGAATTGCGCTCAACTTAATAAAAGAGTTTGACCCAACAACATCATCAACTTGTAATCCAACAATATTTATTGTATCTCCTGAGTAATCTCCGACATTATCTACAACAACTGTAGCAGATACATTATCGAATACTTCAAGTTGATTAGTGTTTAATTTATTACGTAACACACAAGGATTACCACCGAACCTAAACTGACTTGATGTAATAACATGATTAAGGTCATCGGTAGCAACAATATCTGCTGCATATCTGAGTGTATGATTTTCGATAGTAGTGAGTGTTGGAGTAAATCGTCTTTGCATTTTTATTTCTTGACGTGAGGATAGTACTGCTTTACTTGACGCGTCAACTAGAGACAATACATTTGAACGTCTGAACGATTGTGAAAATTTACCTGTATTGTTAAAGAAGTAAGTTTCAATTTCAGTATTCACGTTATTTTGTATTTGGTTTCTTGATAGTGTTGTTAGGTTCTCACTAAATTGGAAGAACGTTGTTACTTCAATAAATGTCTTAACAGGGTCTTGGAATTTTACATTAAAGGATGCTACAGATAACTCATCTGAAATTTGTAATATTTCGTCCTTAATACGTTGTTGTACTGTATCTACAATTTCATCATTAAATAGTATCGATACAAACACCACACCATATTCTGGTTCGAGTGCATCTTCTCCACCAAAGGATTGTATATCTGAAATAAAAGGTTGATAGTTTTTAAGTATTAAAGCAGAGTAATCTGAGGCAGTTACCATTCTGTTCTGCGACGCATACTGGAAAGGTGCATTCTTACGAATACTTTCTAAATCTTCTTTTTCTTTACCACCAACAGCGTTTGATACTGTTGATACTACTACAGGATATTGTACTGTGGAACCGCCAACACTTACTGCTATAGTATTCTGTGGAGTAAATATCTTTGCTCCGTTTGAAAGTGTTCCTGCTGATGACAGATACTCTACTTCTATTTTAGCGCCAGCAGGAGGTGCCTTACCCAAAGTAACACCATTACCAAACGATAATTCAAAATATCCGTTAGGTGCTTCCCTAAGTATATACAGTGTAGAGTTCTCATTTATAGAACGCGCATTTACTATATTAGAAAATGATGTGAAAGCAGTGGTTGATGGCGTATCATATACTCTTACGACTGCGGTTGATAGGTCAAGATTTTTATCTGGTATTATATAAGTAGTGTTTGCAGATGCTTTAAGAGCAATAAAAGTCTTTGTTCGTTCTAAACCTTCAACTATTGATAGGTCTGCTTCTCCCGCAACATCAGTAAAATTAAATATTCCACCATCATTAGTTGCAGTTATTGATTCCCTTGTTTGAAAAACATAGTTAATGTCATCAACACTTGTTTGAAATTTAAAGTTTTCACTTATATCAATTTTACTTGGAGCACCTGCTACAGAACTTAAATTTAAACTTAGGTTAACAACACCTTCAGCAGAGTTTCTTGAGTTAGGTACATAACCTATACCCTCTGCAAGAGATATAACAGAACCTCTTAGTTGAGCAGTGCTTAAAAATGATTCATTTAGTGCGAAGTTTGCGGTAAGAGCATTATAGTGTGTGTTATAAGCAAGTACATCCAGAATGCTTGAGAGACCTGATGCCTGAAAGTTATAACTATTAAACTCGCCTGAGTTCTCAAGCGAACTCTTTAAATTATTTTTTATTGCATTAAAGTCTAACGCTGTTGATTGTATTGTCGTTGTCATTTATCTTAACCTTGCGAGATTGGTACTGAATTGAACTATTTCTGAAGTACTTGTCACACTAAATGTTATTGTAACATCAATAGAGTTTTTGTATCCCTCTACATTATTTACCACGACATTTTGTACTTCTGCTCTTGGTTCAAATCTTGTTATGTTTGATATAATTTTGTCTTTTATAATACTGTCTTCACCGTAGTCCGCTAACTCAAATAAACTACTTCTGATATCTGCGCCATAGTTTGGTCTGAAAGGTTTTTCAAGTTGGTTGGTCATAATAAGATTTTTAACAGATTGTTTTACTGCGGCAGCATCAAGTTTCTTGAACACATCACCCGTGGTTGTCTTAACTGCTAGAGTCAAGTCTATATCAGTATAGTTGCGTGTACGACTTACGGGAACTGAGTTGGTTCCTAAGTCTGCGTCTTCTTGTGCGAATGCTCTTCTTGTCATATCATTATTTATACGTTTTAAACAAGTTTATTTTAATTTTTATCTGGTGTTGTTACAGTTTCTTCTTGTTCTTTAGGTAATATTTCAACGAGTTCTTTCTTTTTAAAGACCGTGTTATTAAATACTGTAAATAATTTACGTTTAAATTCCTTAGATTTTATCTCATAATCTTCTGGAACTGATGGCATAAGTAATCCTATAGACGCGGTGAGACTTCCATCAGGATTGTACTCGTCATAGTCTAGGTACATTTCTGTAAATTTAAGGTGATCATTCCAATACTCTGCTACGTCATAAGTCTTTTCGAAATCAATGAGACCATCAGTACCTATGACTTGATAGTACACAAGTCTTCCGAATGCTTTTGCCGCCATTTCAATATTTCCAATATCACTTGCGGTTCTGTTGTAAATACCTTCGCTTACTATAAGTCTAACATCATTAAATCTGTATGTGTTACCGTTAATTAACTCCATCGCGCGTGCATGCAAGGTGAGGTTACGGGCAATCTCTTTTCTTTTATCTTCAAACTTAACGTGTCGAAATGATGTTCT